GTAAAAACACTAACTATGCAGACACCAAACAACTGGATTTACTTGCAGGAGCGACCTTTCTTCATTACCCCAAGGTTAAAAAAATTAAATCCGCTTTGTCTTTTGTTGTGTGCAATGGGTTTATTAGCAAAGAACACACAGCAGATATGTATAAATCTTATATGAATGTATTTGATAACGAACTGGAAAGGATCGAAGTAGCGTTGGAAAAAGATGTGTGGAATCCAGTTGAAAGTGGACTGTGTGGGTTCTGTCCGGTGGTTAGCTGCGAACATAACAGGAGGTAACAATGAAATACGCCATTATGGTAACAGTTGCAGATGAAACTTTTATAGACGGGCATTATTCAAATGAAGACGACGCTAAAGAAGTTCTTAAACGGTGGGAACAAACTTACCCACAGCTAAAGTTTGATTTTTGTGCAACGCTAGGGCACGTATGGCCCATATCAGATGAAGTTTTCATGCCTAATAATAGAGATGTTTTAAAATTTGCTAACGCCCTTGCTGAAATTACAAACAGCGATGCTTATAAGAAATCGTTACACTAAGCGTAAATAGGAGGAGGCGATAATGCCAACAAAGAAACGTGACTACAAAAGAGAGTACGAGACCTATCAAGGCACAGAGGAACAAAAGAAAAATCGGGCGAAGCGCAATGCTGCTCGACGTAAGGCGCTTAAAGAAGGCAAGGTGTCCAAAGGAGATGGTCAAGACGTAGCGCATAAAAAAGCTATCTCAAAAGGGGGGAAAAACAAAAGCAATACAAAAGTAGAATCTGCATCTAAAAACCGATCTTTTAAACGCAGTTCTACCAGTAAATTGGTATCCGAACGAAGCACAAGAGAGCGTAAGAAAAAATGAAAGTAATAAAAGACAGAGCCGTTGTCCTTAAAACTAGACGCCCTCATCTTATTACCGAAAAAGTAAAGAACTACAAAATACTAAAAGAGGAGCAAGGCGTTTATAAATTAGCGCTGCGCTGGGAGTTACATGAAGCCCAAGTCTTGGCAGCACTAAAAGTAAAAGATGTACCATCTCCGATAATACGTGACTACGCATGGCTAGGTAAACACCAACCGTTTAAACACCAAAAAGAAACATCAGCATTTTTAACCTTACATAAAAAAGGATTTTGTTTTAATGAGCAAGGCACAGGCAAAACTGCGTCTGTCATATGGGCTGTCGATTATCTTATGCAGCAGGGAAAAATAAAGCGGGTGTTAGTTATATGCCCGTTGTCTATTATGAAGTCTGCATGGCAGGAAGATTTGTTTAAGTTTGCTATGCACCGAACCTGTTCTATAGCACATGGAACGCCTACAAGACGTAAGAAAATACTTAATGCTAATGCTGACTTTGTAATTATAAATTTTGATGGTGTAGCTGTAGTCAAAGAAGAAATTATGAAAGGCGGCTTTGATATGATTGTAGTTGATGAAGCTAATGCTTATAAAAACACCCAGACTAACCGCTGGAAAACATTAAGAGATATAGTGGCAGACGTGCCGTGGCTTTGGATGCTTACAGGTACTCCAGCAGCGCAATCCCCTGTGGATGCGTTTGGCCTAGCAAAATTAATAAACCCTGAAAATGCACCTAAATATTTTGGGCAGTTTAGGGATAAGGTCATGTATAAAGCTTCTCAATTTATATGGAGACCAAAAGCAGACGCAGACCAGACGGTGCATAAAGTATTACAACCCGCTATAAGGTTTGAAAAAGACCAATGTTTAGACTTACCCCCCGTCACTTATGTAGAGCGTGAAGCACCTCTAACTAAACAACAGGCAGCGTACTATAAGTTGTTGAAAGATCGTATGATGATGGAAGCTGATGGAGAACAAGTTACAGCAATAAATGCAGCTACAAACTTAAATAAACTTCTTCAAATATCAGGGGGGGCAGTCTATTCTGATGAGCGTGAAGTAATTGAGTTTGATGTAAGGAATAGATTAAAAGTAGTAAAAGAAGCTATTGATGAATCATCCCACAAGGTGTTGGTGTTTGTTCCCTTTATCCATACCATAGAATTATTAGATAAATTTTTAAAGAAAAATAAAATAGGATGCGAAATAATATCAGGCAAAATATCTGTAAATAAACGCTACCAAATAATTAAAGATTTTCAAGAAACTGATAAAATTCAAGTACTTATCATACAACCACAAGCAGCGGCGCACGGGTTAACACTTACTTCCGCTAATACAGTTATTTGGTACGCTCCTGTTACTAGCGTAGAGACATACCTTCAAGCTAATGCACGTATAGATAGACCGGGGCAATATAATCCGATGACTGTAATACATGTGCGTGGGAGCGAGGTAGAAACACGCTTGTACAATATGTTGCGATCAAATATAGAGCAGCACCACAAGATAGTCGATCTGTACAAACAAGAATTAAATACTTGACATTGTAAACCTACTTGGTAAACTAATCCTCCCTACTTTTTTATAAGGAGGAGCGATGAACAACACCGATAGGGCAGATAAACTAACGGCCATCTATATAGAAATGAGAGAGGTCATTAGAAGTAAAGAAGAAGAAATTAAAGAGATAAAGGCGCAGCAAGATAAAATATCTGAAAAACTAGATTCGTTTTTTGGGGAAAAAGGTGAGTCTCTAAGACTACAATCTGGCACCGTGTCCCGACGCTTACACACTACTTATCAAGTAAGCAACTGGGATGAAATGCACAATTTTGTTTTAGAACATAAAGCAGCGCACTTACTGGAGAAGCGTGTACACGGTAGAAACATGAAAGAATTTCTGGAAGTTAATCCAGAGGTAGTTCCTCCAAGTCTTCAAGTTATTCGTAAGCATATTATTTCTGTTCGTAAGCCGTCTAAAAAATGAATCGGCTGCAAACACAGGACGGATGTTTTATACACCCGGACACCTATAAGCCGGTAACTTCTATTCAAGTAGTTATAACAGATAGTGGAACGCTATCCAGAAGTTACTATGATGCTGAAGGTAAAATAAACTGTTGGTCTTTTGGGTGTGATTTTCCCGATGCAAAAGTGCCAGAAGCCACTAAACAGGCAACACGATGCTTAGACTGCGACCAAAGCATAAAAAGAGGAAACACTAACAGAGGTGCACCTTGTAAATTCTTTACTAAAATTAAGGTAGCCACCCCCAGTAAAAATTCTCTTTATGAACTTAGACTTGGTGCATTAAGTTTATTTTCAAAAGAAGATAACAGGATGAATTTATATAAATATATAAAGCATCTTGAACACAACCGGGAAAGTACCGGAAGTGTACTAACCGAAATATATTTTGTACAGCACTACAACATTTACAAAATGTGTTTTAAACCAGTTCGACCTTTAACCAAGGATGAACTTACAAACGTAGAACAATTGGAAAATATAAGAGAGGAACTATTTATGGCTAACGAAACTCACATAGTTAGGAATGTTGAAGCACGCTATCCGCGTATAGACAAGCCTTACAGGTTTGACACTAAAGCCGGAAAGAAGGGCAAAAGCGTTCCATGTGATGCGACAGAAGATGGTGCCAGTTATGAACTGGGTTTTGCTTTAACTAAAGACCAAGCAAAAGAGCTTTATCAAATTATGCAGGGGGCTTATACAAATGCTAAAAGCAGGGATAAGTCTTGGCCTGATAAACTGGATTTGCCTTTTAAAAAACAAGACGATGGGACTTTCACTGGGAAAGCTAAATTAAGAGCAGCTTATGATGGTACTCCTACTAACGTACCTGACCAGTTTGATGCTAAAAACAACCCCCTTGAAGAAGGTTTTATGCTTACTACTGGTAGTACAGTAAATGTAGCAGTGGAATTAATACCCTACAAAATAGCGGCTACTGGCACATCAGGAGTATCACTGAGGTTACGTGGTGTACAGGTATTAAAGTATTTACCTTACAAACCCCCTTCCCCTTTTGGTGAAGAAGAAGGGTTTAGCGCAGACGAAACTTCTGCGAGTCCTTTTAAAGAAGAAAACTCTGGTAGCGATAATATGTTTGAGCCTGAAGAAACTGCTTCTGCTAACGATGCAATTGAAGAGCCGGTTAAACGTACAGGCAAAAACGAAGAAGCTACCGATGATGAAGAAGATATAGAAGATATTATTGCATCATGGGGGAGTGATAAAAGCTAATGAGCTACGGCTATACGACACGTCTCGATAGTTTGAATAAACAAGCTAACGGCTCCCACTTAGGAGTGAAGTTAGGTCGTGTGTGTATTAAACATGACCTACCAGTTATTGAAATTGCTACTAAGTTGGGAGTCAGTAGGCAGACTGTTTACAACTGGTTCATGGGTGTCCATGAGCCAAATGAAGAATTAATTAAACCGATAAGCGAGATAATTTGTAAATATAAAAAATGAACAACTTTGACCTCATAGATTATGCCGTTCCAAAAGGCGGCTTTTATAATGTGGTCGGCATGAAAAACGGAAAACCTTTTCCAAAGTTTACCGCTAGTAAAGAAGAAGCATACGACATAGCTAACGAGCTATCTAAGCAAGGACTAAATGTTTACTTTGCATTAGGAAAACTTAAAAAAAGCGGTAACAGGCAAAAGGATAACATAGAATCATTAGGCGCTATATGGCTTGATATAGATTGTGGCAGTCGAAAAGCAGAAGAAATAGAACCTTCTACTGGGCTCCCAAAAGGATACGCAACACAAAAAGAAGGCAGCATTGCCCTTAAAAAGTTTTGCGACATAGTTGGTTTGCCCACTCCTGTAATAGTAAATTCAGGTTATGGATTTCATATCTATTGGGCATTTACTGAAGAAGTACCAACAGAAAAATGGATACCTATAGCTGACCGCCTTAAACAAATCTGTGTTACACAAGGCTTTCGTGCTGACCCTTCTGTATTTGAACCTACTCGGATACTCAGAGTACCGAATACTTATAACCATAAAAAAGCAAAACCTAAACTTGTAGAAGTAATCCTCTCTAGTGCCGAACGCTACGCACCCGATGACATACGTGAACTTCTTGGAGTAGACCCTGACGCAGTTATAAAACCTAGAACAAAACCAACACTAGATGCGTTACAAAAACTACTGGTACAAAACAAAGGCTATAAATTTTCTAAACTACTTAGCCGCCAAGACACCTGCTTACAATTAAAAGACAGCTTAAAAAATAGAGCAACCTTATCAGAACCACGTTGGTGGGACGCGTTGTCGGTAGCTAAGTTTTGTGAAGACGGTGATATGGCTATACATGCTGTGTCTCAAGAACACCCTGATTATGATTTCAACGCCGTAGAAAGAAAAATTGTAGGCATCAAGTATGCACACTCTTGTGAAGAGTTTGCCAAGAAAAACCCTAACGGATGCAAAGGCTGCGTACATAAAGGCAAGATAACCGGGCCGTTAGAACTAGGGAAGGTCATAAAGAGAGCTAAAAATAGCCCTATCAATAAATTCACTGACTACTTTAGAGGAGAAAACGGGGGTGTTTACAAACAAGACGGAGACGATGCTAAATTTGTTTATGAGCACGACGTGTATTTAAAAAAACAAATGTGGGACACAGGGGAAGAAGCGTACGCTTCTGTTTTCCGGTTTCATTCCCCGCATGACGGCGTACGTGAATTTAGTATACCAAATGATAAATTAGAAAAGAGAGAGCTATTAAGACAGTTAGCTAAGAACGGGGTGATATCAACAACTAACGGCGGTGCTCTACATGAGTACGTGCTTAACTCTATTAAATTTAAACAGACAGAAAGAGCATCAGAAATTATGCGTCTTCAATTTGGTTGGGCTAATAACAATACTAAATTTATTGCCGGAGAAAGAGAGATAACTGCTGACGGTGTTTACCATACACCTGCTGCTAAAGTAACTCGTTCTATTGCACCTTTTTTTGAACCCAAAGGCACGTTGGAGAAATGGCAAGAAGTATTTAATATTTACAATCGTAAAGGTTTGGAAATACAAGCGTTTGCCGCGTTGTCTGGGTTTGGTTCGCCCTTGTTAGAAATGACAGGGCAAAAAGGAGCCATTATAAATCTTGTACATAAGAACGCAGGTACAGGTAAAACTACAGTGCTTCGTATGGCTAACAGTATATGTGGTGATCCTGAAATGTTGTTAGGTAATCCTAAAGATACGGCAGTAGCCCGTGTGAATAAATTGGGTTTTTTAAAAAACATCGTTAATACAATGGACGAATTGAGTAACTTGGATAGCGACGAGATAAGCGACTTTGCCTATGAATGTTCACAAGGTAAAGGGAAAGACAAAGGCATGGCGAATTCAAATGCTAACCGTATAAATGACACTACGTGGCGTGCCATAACTCTTAGCACGTCCAACTCTTCCTTTTACCAAAAGCTCATGGTAGGGAAATCTTTACCAGAAGGCGAGCTTATGAGGCTCATCGAGTTTGTAATTGGCTACCAAGACACAACCATTGTATCTACAGAAGAAGGTAAAGAAAAATTTGACCATCAGCTTACTGAAAACTATGGACATGCGATTGTTCCATTTGTTCAACATGTTATAGCTAACCCCGAAGGAACTAAAAATATAGTTCGTAGCATACAACGAAAAATAGATAAAGAAATGCGTCTAACACAACGAGAAAGGAATTGGTCAGCGATCATCGCAGCTAACATTGCAGGGGGTTACATAGCTAATGAGCTAGGCATCATCAAATTTGATATGGAACGTATATATTTAAAAGCCGGTGAAATTATTAAAGTATTGAGAGAGGAGACTATAGCCCCTGTAGATTCTTATGTAGCCACACTAGGTGGTTTTATAGTTCAAAATCTAAACAGATTATTAATAGTAAATGACGGAGTAGATAAACGTACCTCAAAATCTGTTGCTCCTATAATGGAACCTAAATGGCATGAACTTGTAATGCGACATGAACCTGACACGCAGAAACTTTTTATCCCCGTAAATAAACTCAGAGAAGAATTAAACAAAGACCAAACAGACTACAAAGCTTTTATTAAAGATTTAGGAATACGAGGGATATATTGTGAGACTATAAACAAAAGAATGTCTAAAGGTATGTTAATTACTGCGCCCGCCCAAAGATGTGCCGTATTTGATACTTCACATCCTGAATTTATAAACATAGATGAAATTGTAGCGAAACAAAAAGAAGATGCAAATAGAGAAAGTGGAATACCAGATAAACTGGAAGAAGTTTAAAAAGGGGTGGTCATTTTTTATACCCTGTCTTAAACCCTCTGAAGCCAAAAAGATTTTAGTAAAAGAAACTAAGCGGCTTAAGTACAAAGTAACTACTAAAGTAACTGTAGAAGACGGAGTGCGGGGGGTTCGTATATGGAGAATTTAACCAAAGCTTTATAGACCGCCGTAAGTAACATTTTCTAACCGGTTAAAGAAAGGGTCAAGATTACGTATGAAGTTTTTATTGAAACGTATGCCCGCAATATACTCACTTTCCGCTGCGCTGCGGGATTTATAAGAACGCTTAAGTGAGTCACCTGACATAAGACGAGGGTATAACATTCTAAAATTATTTATACGCCTCATAGCTCTGTCATACAGGTCTGTATCACCAGTAGTAAGTGCCAAATACCTAGCCTTAAGTAGGTTAGACCGTCTTTCCATCACTTTATTTTCATAATTTTTACCTAACGAACGGGCTTCATAAAGGCTAGATACATCTGCTGGAGCAAAACCAAAAGCTTGGACATACAAACTCCAAGCACTTAAATCAGTATCTATTGGACGACCGTCTCGTGTTCTGACACCTTCTCGTAAATACCGCGTGCTTTTCAGACCATTGCGTGCAAAACTAGGGACCAGTCTTTCCGTCGCTCTTTCTAATTCACCAGCCGCTAATAAACCAAGAGCATCCCCAAAATCAAGAGCAAAACTACCCATAGGACCACCAAGTTGAAGTGCCATAGAAGCAAGATAACCAAATTTTTCCACTTCGTAAGGGTCTTCCCTAAACCCTATCCCGTTAGCAATACTGGCACGGTTAGATATTTCTATGTTCAGAAATGAGGAATTAACCGGCCCTTTGAGTATCAAGTCAGAAAGCCCCATCGTTCTTAGTGCCGCACGGAAATTGTACGGTTCATCCTCATCATCACCCATAGCTGCATCTAGGGCAGCCACCATTTGAGTCAAGGCTCCTATCGCCCCAACAAACGGTAGCCCAAACAATCCTCCCACTGCATAACTCATACCATACATATATATAAGCTGTTTAAATGCTTCAAACTTTACAGCCCTAGTTTCTCCGCGTACAGTATTAACAAAAGAACGCGCTACTACATAAGCACTATTCCAAATGAAACCCTTAAACGTCCACATTACACGTCCGGGGGCGTTTTGCATCCACTTTGGTGCAGTTGCTGCCATACCTGAAGTGTTTACATCTTTTACTATTTCAAGAGCATACTGAGCAGCCTCCTCGTCCGACTGACCATCCCCTTTTGCCAGATCAAACGCAGCCATACCAGTTGTTGCACGATTGTATCTTTCAGTCATCGATATAGGTATAGAAAGAAGAGTAAGGGCTTTAGCCCATCTCCCTGTATATTCTAGCGAACTTTGACGGGCACCTTCTAGGACTTCTCGTTCCAGTGTGTGACGTAACTGAGCATGATCACGTAGTGTTTCATACAATACTTTATATTTAGGGTCTGTTTGCCACGCATCAGTAAGAGCACTTGTACTTGCCCTTGTAATCATATTAGTTGTTTTTACCACTCCAAATTTTCCTGCAAGAAGAGGTACAGTCAATAGAGGAATAGAACTCAGGTTTACTACCCCCGTAGATAAATTACCCGCCATAAACATTGTGTAACTTCCAGTGGTAAGTCCAGTCGCAAGTTGGTTAAAAGTGGGGTTTAAAGTAAAAGTTTCTCTGTCTGAAATATTTTTTCCTACTGCTTCTATGGTTGAAGGATAAGGGTCTGAAGGGGATTTTCTCTTGTTTCGATATGCTGCTGCGTCTCTTCTCACCCCCTCAAAACCTTCCTGTATTGCACCGTTGTATTTTATATCTGCTATCTTCCGTGACCACTTAACCATCGTGTCTCCCCAGACCTGAAGTATATTTTCTGAAGCTCCGGGTACGTCTGCTGACCTTTTAAAACTTTTTGTTATGGAAGTCTCTGGAAATAAATCTACATAAGCTTCGTATATTGTATTGGCTATTGCTTTTCTTTGCCTTTCACCTATCCCTTCTTTTTCTCCATCTTCCTCTACAGCATCCATTAAATCTTTAATAAACCCTTCAGGAGGAAGCGATCTTTGTGTTATATCCCTAATACTATCGATGGTATAATATTCATTCGGCTTTAAGTCGTCTTCCTTCTTTTTTATTTCTTGCGGGGGTTCTACTGTCCCAGCCGCTTCTGCTGCTCTTTCATTCGCATCTACTGCTTCTTGAATATCAGGACGAGGTACTAAACCCAGTGCTTTTATTTCCCTGTCCCGTTCTGATGCAGATTCAAACGCACGAACAGAAAAAGCTTTATCGCTGTCTTTATCGTTGTACTTTAAAATATATTCACCGTAGCGGCGAGCAGGTATATAACCGGCGATAGGGGGTTCTGCATCAAACCTTTCTTTTATTTTTGCTCTCAAGGCTGGATCGTGTATGGTACTAAGTACAAGGTCCACGTACTCTTCATACATCTTGTCGAAATCCCGGCGCATGATTTTGTACATCTTCTGTATTGGGGGGGCTAGTTTTTCATAAACAGCGTTACCTTTGTTATACGCCTTCAATCTTTCTTCTTCTATAGCTTTTCCTTTCTTGCTTTCTACTTTTGAAGGATCAGGTGCGTCATCAAAAATATCTACCCTCGCAAGTCTCATATCTATAGCCATTGTACCCATAGAGATATAGTGGGCCTTATACTTTTGAGTCACTACGTTAAAGTTATTATATTTTTTATTGATAGCTTCTATCTCTTTTTCCTGTTCTCCTTGGCGTTTTTCTACCGCCTCTATTATTTTTTCAATATCCGGTAGCTGTTCGCCGTACATCTGTTTTAAGTTGTCAAGACGAAGCGAACCCGATGCCATAGCTTTAAGAGCCGTTGCTCTAGGACCACCTATATCTTGCATTACTTCTTTTGCTCGTCGTGCACTGAAAGGTTCAAGATTAGCTATTGCTTCTTTAACAGCTATCTCTGGGTTTTCACCACCAAGAAATGTACGTTCTATTGGAGTAGCTTCTATTGAAGGACGTGCAGTTAAAATGTCATCGAGGAATTTAAACGATGCATCATACGCACTTTGACCTTTACGTATACCGAAAAGTTCTAAAATAGTATTTACTACATTGACCCAAAATGAGTCGCTCTTCGGTGCTTTTATTGTTTTAAGAAGGCTTTGAAACTCGGAGTTGCTTACAAATTCTGCAACGAAGTCTTGAAGGTTCCTTCCTCCGTAAGCACCCCCCATCTCGATTTGTATAGCAGAATAGAACTCAAAAAATGCTTTAGCTTCCTTGGAATTAGGATCAGCTAAACTTCTATCTAAAGCTGCATGGGCAAGCTCATGGAAAAACGTAAGTTTGTTTAAGCCGTATTCCGGGTCTAACGCAATGATATTACGGTCAGGGAAGTAGCTTCCTTCATTACCAGTATCATCGAATAACGGTGTTATAGCTATTCTAGTACCCGCAGCTCTCTCACGTAGCTTACGTAAAAAAGGTCTTAGCTCTTTAGGTTCCGAATCAAGGAGTGCTTCAAGAGTACGATTAAGATTCCCTGTCCTTGCATACTCTTCTATGAGGGGGTCCACCGGACGGGCAGGTTCCAAAGCTTCTCTGCGCGCACTTATAAAGAGTTCAGGGTGGTGTATCTTAGACCCCGCAAGTCCTTCACCCGCAGTTCGTGGGGCTGGGATTGATCTGTATAACGAGTGGGGACCGCCCTTAAATCGTCCGGGGTCAACCTGTGTTATATCTCCTTCATACGCAGCTATATCTTCGGCTATTTCTGCGCTAGTTTTGCTTTCAAACTCCTTTTTCAGTCTGGTTCTGATCTTCGCTTTTTCTAACAGCAGCATACTGTTAAACTCTTTCCGACGTTTAGCATTAACGGGCCAGTCTTTTAACGGTCTTCCGTACCATTTGTCCCCCAACTCTTTCTTTACAATGGGTAAAGCTTCCGCCGTAATTCGGTCTTCTAACGCTATACTTATTGGTTGATCTTCGACGGCTTTAGTTTCCTCCTTAATGTTTTCAGTTAGTTGCTCGTCTGATATCGGTTCCTCTTGCTCTAAAATTGCTGTTATTTGTTCTTTCGCCCGCGTCTCTTTTTCTATTAGGGTTTCTACCTCAGTTATAGCTTCCTCTATTGTTATTTCTTTGTCGTACACCCTACGTGCGATGGCTCGTTTTTCTTTTATAGCAACCTTTTGTGGTGTAACTGCGTTTATTTGCTTTAATATCTTCCTCACCCCAGTAGTAGTTTCTACTTCTTCATCAAGCTGTCTTTTTCTTACAGCCTCTACAATACCTTTTGAATATTCTTGTCTGATTTCTTTAACACGGGCTTTAAAATTATTTTTCTGTAGGTCGGAAAGGGCCGACCCTTCAACCCATGCAGCCGCGTCCCGTATACGTTTCTGACGGTCCCCTGTCCGTTCCTCTTCGCCCCTGAATACCCCCCTTTCCTGTCTCTCCGGGGAAGCTGCCTCGTCTAATAAATAGGATTTAGGAAGGCGTGGCACCATTACACTTGAATAAGGTGATTTATGTGCGTCGGGGTTGGCTTTATATATCTCATCTGCAACAAGTTCAGGTTCAGTAGCTAAATCTATAGCAAGTTCTTCCAGAGCCATCTCAGGGTTAGCCGTTTCTGGGACTGAAGGGTCTGAAGCACGCACCCCTTCCAGCCGAAAATATTTATGTATAGCTAAAGCTTGAACTTTTGCTTCCCCTGTTAAATTCTTAGCATCACCTCTTAAACGTGGTCCCCTAACAGGGTATATTGCAGCCCTGTCGTTCGATGAGAAGGCCAGAGTCTCGGCTGATCGGGCGTAGTAATGTTCTTCTCTTCCTTCTGCCCCCGCTGTTTTTGAAACTGCGTATGCGGGGTCTTCTTTTTCTTTTGCGGTGTCTATTGTAAAGTTTGGGTTTAATTTATATATACCCGCTTTTACGTCATCCATTAATTTTTTAGCTATCTTGATGCGCGCCCACCCACTAAAGTGCTGGAATCGTTTAGCTACAGGGCGAACAAATAACCTCGGAAACTCCTTTCTAACTGTTTTTATTCCTCTGTTCTCCGCCTCGATATAATCAACAACGTCTTTGTCTTTTTGGCCTGTGTATCCAGCCTTATCTAACGCTTCTTTTACTACGCGTTCATAGTGGTCATAAGCACCTGCGTCTCTTAGCTGTAATTTTAGTGCTATTTGGCGAACAACTTTACCTACTCTGTATTTTCCAGTTCCAAGTACTACATCTTGTTCCGCTTCTGTAAGACTTCCAAGAAACTCTTCGAGTGTTTGTCGTTTTTCGGGGGCAGGTCTATCTGCTTGTGTTTTGTTTATCTCGGCTACAAAACTTTCAAGCATTTGCTGTTCTTCATTCGTAAGTTCTGTTTGTACTTGTTGTACTGTTTGAAGTTGTATTTCGCCTGTTTCTTCTTCTGCTGTTATTACTTCTTGTTCTTTTAGTTCTATTTCTTTTAAATATTCTTCAGCAACTACTTGTGCTTCCGGTCCAAACTCACCTTTTAAGGCACGCTCCCTTCTTTGTTTATTTTCTTCAACCGCCTCTTGCAGTTCCGGTTGCGCTTCCAGCACCATTTGCAGGTGTGGCCCAAGTAGCCCTTCTAGTGCATCTTCTAGGTGGTTTACCTCAACTGGCGTTAGTTCTTCTTCTTCAATAGCCTTTCGCGTCTCCGGTTTAATCCTGCCTTCAAACTCTCTTTGTGTTTCTGGTCCAAGTAATCCCCGCAGTGCATCTTGTATTATCTTAAACTCTACGAGTCTCTCAGCCACATCTTGCAATGCACCTTCGCTTGCTGGTAAGCGATCTTTTTCTAAATATTCTTTATCAACAAATTGTATTCCTTTGTCTGCCGCTAACGCGCCCCAGCCCCCTCTAGCAACAACCTCTGTATCTGCTATAGTCAAATTATATAAATCAAAACCATCCAACCCCATATAATTGAAAGGGTTTTGTTGATAACCTTCAAGCGCTTCTTTTTTAAGTTTATAAAATTTCGCTATCCTTTTTGATCCGGCTTCCCCCGACTTTGATTTTAAATTAGCCGCCTTTGCGGTCTTTTCTGCCGCTTCAGTTATTAACCATTCTCTCCTTTGTTTTACAGTTAGCTTAGATACGTCATCAGGAGCGCGTTCTAACCAACTCTGCATCCAGCTATCCAGTGGGCCTACCTCTCTAGGCTCGACAAATCTTTTAGCTTCTTTTTCTCTCCATTCTCTTTCTCTTTTTTCAAACTCTGCCGTAACTTCAGGATCATCTATCTTCCGTTTTAATTCTTTTGCTATCTCAGCTTTTGCAGCTTTTTCCTCTTCCACCTCTTCTTCATAAGACGCACCCCACTCACCTGCTTTAGCTTGTTCTTCTTTCGCTACTTTCTCTTCCTCTGCTCTCACTTCCGCTTCTTTCTCTTGCGTTTCTAACATATCTGTTAAAGCAGCTTCCGCTTCAGCTAGACGTGTACCGCGTGGTCTTATTTTTGAACCAACCGCACTTATAGCTCCGACTGGCGCGCCGACCGCACCTTCTAAGGTAGCTCCCGCTACTACCCCTCGTCCAAGAGGCGTATCAAAACCTTCTCTTTGAAGTGCGAGATTACTTGCGAATTGTTCATGCCCCCCTTGTAAAGCTTCAGGCAGTGCTTCCTTTAAAGCGGTACGCGACACATCTTTTATAAATCCAACCTTCGCTGCGTTTTTTAGCCCTTCTTCCGATATGTCCCCTGCTAATCTTCGTCCTATTAATCTGGTAAGAATTTTTGGTTCCATACCTACCTTTGCAGCAAGCCCGCCAATAAAACCACCAAGTGCAATGTTATCCAGATTTTCTCCGCTATACGCCTGTGCTTCTTTTGCAGCTTCTTTAGCATCAGCTTCTGATACACCAGCACTTATTAATTCTTGGAAAACAGCATCGTAGGCAGCGTCTTTGGTGATACCAACTCCAGTCAATACACCTACCCCAGTAGCTACAGCCATTACAGGAGCACCTGCCACAGCGGCTAATGCACCAGCTACAAGAGTCGGTCCAGATGTACCAAAGGCGTTTACTATTAAATCTACTGGCGCAACCGTCAAAGCTTTAAGCCCTGCCAATACCTGAGCAGCTGCCCCTTTATCTTCAGCTTCCTGCATTATGCGGGCTATTTCTCGCTGGTCCCGTTTAGATTGGGCAGAAAGAAGACTGTCTAACCAGTCTTCAACACCACTTAACGTCTGAGATACAGGGTTGTCTGCACCAAATACATCGGTAAGAAAGCGAGTACCTGTAAAAATCCCTTTTCCTAGTTGAATAGGTACATCAATTGCTTCGTTAAGAAAACTTCTTTGGCGTGCGTCTGGTAAAGACACAGAGGGGTCACGAAGGGGGGGCGAGAGATAGCTACTTGAAGGAGCAAAAGACGCAGCGCCTGTATCTAGCTCTTTGAAAGCCGTTGCTACGGTGTTAAATTCAGGCGTGCCTTTCTTGTCTTGATTGTCTACTAACCAAGTTGCAAAATTCTCTAGGTCTGACATCTTTACTGGCCTATTACTGCTCTAGCCGCTTCTACGTTCGGAGGCGTTAACCCCGGCATACCTCCTACTGAGTCACTTAGACCAAGCAGCGCTCGATAATTTGTCATGGCTGTAGTTAACAAGTTCTGGTCAGTTATAGGTACGTCCAGCTCCGCCGCTAGGTTTTTGAGATACGCCATAAAGCTCTCTTCACCAAAAATGCTATTTGTAAGCTCCATCTGTGCTAGTCTTTCTGTCAGCTCCATCATCTCTTTTTCTAACCCTACTTTATCTTCTAGTGCTTGCAGCTCCCTGTTCTGTGCATCCCTAGCCGCTAAACCCCTCATCATTTGAGCGCCTTCCTGTCCTCTGGGGGCACCTCCTGCGTAACTTAAATCTTGCATGGCACTATAAAACTTTTGAGCGCCTTCAGAACCAAGGGCTGACCCAACGCGGCTCATGATGCCTTTTCTGTTGACTGGATTCGCGTCAAATGCTGTTTTTGCGTCCCGTAGCCTCTGTTGGTGCGCTGCGTCACCAGCCTTTTCCGTAGTAATGGGGACATTAGCTTCCTCTATAGAAGAGGTCCACTCAGGGTATGTTTCTCTAAAACGCTCTGCCTCTGTTTGTTCTACATCTGCATCTGCATCTTCGCCACCCATTAGTGCAGCTATTCCAAAAGTAGTAGGGCCAGCTATATACGAAGAAGCACGGCCCGGAGCAAACTCACGGTTTAACCGAAGCCCTTGCGCTTCAGCATTTCTAGCGCTAACTCTTCCTGCCGGTCCTCTGACCGTTGATTGTACGCCTGAAGTACGAGGTCTGGAATATAAAGATTGCACGCCTCTGCCCAATTTACTTCCACTGGCAGGTCTAGCAGTTTTACCCTGTAAAAAACCTTTAAGGTTTTTTAAACCTTGAGGAACACCCTTAAGTGCACCTAAACCTCTAGCTCCTCCTGCCAATCTAATTGCTGGGCCTACATAAGGTACAAACGTGAGTGCTAAACCTGCACCCAGTGCTATTTCTTGTTTATGATCTCCAAGAAATGCCATTGCTCTTTCAATAGCACCCGGATCATCAATTACACTATTCAAAGGTATAACTTGTTCGCCGCCTGCTTCGACCAGATCACCTTCTTGGAAGTTCTTGATCTGTCCACCTTCTTTAAAACCTAAAATACGACGTATGTAATCACCTATCTCTCTTATGTCGCCACCAACACCCGGAGCATACTCTTTAGGTGCTTC